GTCAAGCATATTGCCTTCTGCATCGACCCAACAGGCTTCCTCTGCAAATGCACCGACAGAAACCCCGCCAAACATATCAGGCGATTCTTTTAATACGGTATATAAATCTTTACCGCCCTGTGTGTTTAAATATAGACGACCTTCTGCAGTCATGCCTGTATCATCAAATTCAAATGAATTCCATTCGCCCATTGGCATTCCCATATCGTTATGATTAAGGAACATTGGCAAAGGTTTGCCCTCGGAAGCAAATTGTTCAGCCCACTGAGCAAAACCCTCAGGCTGATAATTAAACTTACGACCATCGGCACCCTCACGAGCACCCCAAGTCGTCACACGGGCTTCAAGCCGACCGCTTGGTTGTTGTGCTTCGTTTGCGTCCTGCGCTAGGCTTACTTTTGCCTCGCAATGCAGTTTTAGATTCGATAGTTTCATTTATCACCCCATTGTGAATAGATTGATTGTCGTCTTTTATCTTGTGGGGCTTGTCAATATCTATTATAGGAAGTTTAACATCAGACTTCTTGATTTGGGAAGTCATTAATGCTAGAAACTTTTTAAAAGTGTTCATGTTGTTCCTATATTCATTCTGCGAGTTTGATTCCCACCGCCACCGCCAGTATCCTGAGGGCTTGAGCCACTAATAGGATTACTGTCTGTTTTATCTTGTTTTAGTTCGTCAGCCCCGTCGATTTTCGGTGTATTTAAATACTCTCGAGCCTCATTGGGGGTCATTATTCCCGCATTTACTCCCGCAACCACGAAATTCATTTGGTCAAGCGGGGCACCTTTGAGAAAATCTTTAGTGTCAAAGCGTACTTGTAAATTAGGATAGCCCTTAAACAGGTGTTGCTTCAACTTTTGTTCGATATTAATAACCATCGGATACATAGTCGTTTTATAAAACTCGTCTAGCATCGTTTGAGTATTATTATATTTACTATCGGTAGTTCCCAACATAGCAGGCGGGACTCCAAATAGACCGCAAATACGCTTCATGACTTGCTCTTTTAATTTAGCCGTATCGGCATCTTGCAAGGTAAGCATATCAACAGGGGTATATTTCATGCCTTGGTCAAGCAACATACCCTGACCCGCTTTGCTAGGGTCTACGGCACGGCTACCAGTTAATTGATTCCATGTTTCTTTTAGGCGGGCAGACAGTTCTTTATATTTAGCATCAGGAATTACTTGGTCTGTGGTAAAGATTCCAGAGGGTTTTGCTCCATTTTGCATAATAAAGTTGGCATAAACATCAATATCTTGGTCAAGAGCAACTAACTCCGTAGCCAAAATACCTTTGTTAAAACCGCTTGAACCTTGCCATGCCGCCTCCTTAATGTGCATTACTTGGTGTGCATCTAACGGCTGATTCTTATCAAAGCCGTATGAAGGAGTGCTTAATCTATATGATGGGTAACGGGTTGCCGTTAGAATAACCGTGATAAGTGTTGAATCTAGGTTATACATCTCTATTGGGGTCTGCATCGGGTTCTTTTGGTCTTCCCGCCACCATAGAGTAAATGATTCGCCTGCCAAATCCTGCCACATACACCATTGATACCAAAACTCGTACATGGATTGGAAATTGTTTGGATTCATTAGCAAGTTAAGCACTTGCTTGGCTTTAGTCTTTTCCCTAGAAGAAACATTAGGGTCTTCAATGGCATCTACAAAAGTGCCATCTTCTGCTTTGCTAACAATACGTAATGAGCATTGAGCAAGGCTTCGAGCCTTAACTCCAACGCAAGCCATAATCGTACTATTACGGGTTAAAGCCGAAATATCAACAACTCGACCCGCAACTGTGGTGCTAGAAGTCGTTACATATAGAAGTTGATTGCCTGTTGGGGGCTTAGTATTTTGGGCATAGATAACTTGGTTACCTAATTGGAGTTGTCCGAGGACAGTATTTGCCTCGTTAGAGACCTCTTTTTTCCCTCTGAAAATGTCCAATATTCCCATGTTTTACTCCAAAGTTTTTTGTATCTTACTCTAAAAACTTCTGAAACCAAAACTATTTGATATAAATGGATTATCCAACGAACAATGTGCGGCAATAATCATTGCGATAATTCCATCGACTTTTGCTGACTTATCGGCTTCATTCTTCCGTACTTTAATATTTCCATTGACGTCTGTATAGACCTCACAGTTACCTAACTGCCATCCTACAAATGGATTGCCGTCATGCTTAATTTGCCCGTTAAGTATCAATTTTTCTACATATTTTGATGGATTGTTCAATACTGCCATGCCTTGCCCAACTTTTTTGACGGGTATGCCTGCATCATAGAGCCGAGCCACTAGGCTTGCCGCATTGTAGGCATCGTAGCCTACCTCCTTGACCTGATACTTCTCGCATTGCTTTTGGATATAGCCCGATACCTCTCTATCGTCCATTACATTGCCCTCGGTAATCTTTAAAATGCCTGATTGCACCGCAACACGGAATATGTCGGAATAGTGCTTAGGTATAAGATTGAACCCTTCCTCAGGCAAAAAGAATTGAAATTCGGCTCGGTAGTCCAATTCCCCGTACCGCTTTAGCGTACAGACCGCATTTAAATCTCGGGTTGCCGCCAAGTCGAAACCGATAAAGACTGCTTCGGGTTCTCTTTCATCTTCGACCACTTTAGCCTTATCCCAGTAATCCCTGTCAATCCAAGCAGTATTAGCACTTACGAATATATTAAGGGTCTTACAGAGGAACTCATTAAGCACCGCAGGCTTATGTTTAGCCTGTTCAGCCCTTTCGTGGATAGCCTCGTCAAATACGGAAATGCCGTGCATAGGATTAACCTTGTGCCATGTTTCGGGCAACCGCCAATCGTCTTGCGGGTCGGGTCCATATAGCAATCCAAACCACCGTGGGTTATCCGTTGCCTCTCCGTTCAACATGGCTTGATACATAGACAAGTCCTCATAGAACTTTGTGTCTTTGGTAAAACTGGCAGTCGTAATATATATCCGCAGAGGGTTCATGCGGGCGACCATACCCGAATGTAATACTTCGATTGCGTTGCGGTCGGTAATTTGTGCCGCCTCGTCCACGATAACACATGATGGGTTTTTGCCGTCACCCGTCTTTTTGGTATCACGGCTAAGGGCTTTAAACATGGTTTGGTTGTCGCCTGCCTTAGTAATCTGATACTTGCTGACATGGAAAAAGCCTTGCATACCAATAGGCATATTCTCAATGAAGCCTTTTGCCGCATCAAAAACAATAGTTGCCTGCTCCCTGTTTGTAGCCAAAGTAAAGACCTCAGCACCCGCCTCGCCAAAGACTAATTCGTATAAGGCTATGACTGCCGTTAGGGTTGATTTGCCTGCCTTGCGGGGAATGAATAGTATTACATCAGTTACCATCCGTTTAATGTGGTCACGCTTGTTGCGAAAACCATACACCGCACAGATAAGGAATATCTGAAATGGCTCTAGTATGATTGGCTGACCCGCTTGTGGTCCTTTTACATGGGTTAAGGTGCTTGCAAAATTAAGCACGTGCTGAGGGTATTCTTGGTCAAATACCCATTCCCACTCTTGGTTTTCGTACTGATTAATAAATCGCTGACAGGCAAGCCTAATATCACGGCAAGCATTTATTTCGCCTTTAGCGACATCGATAGCGTACTGAACGCCCGTTTCCCAACGCATGGCTATCCTTTCGGACCACGCATCAATTGGGCGATTGGTGAGTCATCTTCTACTTTGCCTGATGACAGACGGCTTCTAGGGGTTAGTCCTAGTTCGTTCATTAACTGGATAATTAAGGTCGTTGTTTTGTTGCGAATCGAGATAAGCGGATTTGGACCCGGAGTGCTTCCGTTGTTGTAGTTAATTACAAGGGTATTTTTTCTAATACTTCTAGTGCAATGAACATAAGTGTCAATGTGGTCGGCAAGCATGGCAAGCATATGTTTGTCTTGGTCGTTACCAATGCCGTACACCTCAAAAAGAAATGCCGAAGTTTCTTCGATAAATTTTTCCTTTTCCCAAGCATCGGGATTGTCCATCCATTCGGCT